TGATATAATCGTTCATGTACTGCTCCATAACGGCCTTTGTTTGTTTGTTCATTTGTAAACCAAATCTATTTCTAGTTAGGGTTCCAGGCGCGTGTGCAGTTTTTGGTTTTTCTTTCATATATTTAAGAGCATTTTTTCTCTTAAAATAATCTATAATACCAATTTTTGTATATTCTATAAGCATTTTCGCTTCGTAATATACGGCTAATTTTAAACATCCATCCCAAAATTCTTCAGCAGTTTTTGGTCTTTCTGTGTATTCTGCTACAACATAATCGCTAGGTACATCTGGAGAAACAAATCTTCTGTATATTATAGCGCTACCCAACGAAGATGTAGATTGTGCTGTGTCTTGGTCATAAGAGTCAATACCACCTATATCCAATCCTTCGTATTCTTCTAAAGGGTGGTCCAAAACTTTATATGGACCTCTTGGGTCTGCTATCCACTCTACCTCATCTACAAATCCATCTTCATCATCAAACACCCATTCTATTCTACCTCGCTGTATTTGTGTTTCTAATCTACTATGACTCATTATTCTACCTCGTTGTGCATTTATAAGAGCTAAATCAAATCTACTACCTTTAGTTTTTAAGAAAGCTTCTTCAACAGTTAGTGGGTAGTTTTGTATATGTAAATTATAAGCTTTACTATTATCTTTACCTTCTAACTTTTTTCTTTCATCTAACAACTCTTTTCTTGCTCCTTTTTCATCACTTACACCAGTTTTAGTATCAAAAAAACCATAGTAACATACAGAAGCTGGTATAAACATAGGTATTAAATTAAATGAATCTGCATTGTAATACATTTCCATAAAATCTTTAGATGATGTTTCTATATCACCACCCGTACCACCAATAACAGGTACACCAAATTGTACGTTACCATCCATAAAACAAGCTTTAGAAGACATGTATGCATTTAGTAACTCTTTAAACTCACCAGCTTCTTCAAATACCATAACACTTAAACGTTCACCCTTAAATACTTCAGGGTTAGACATTGTTCTACAGTGTATAGCCGATTGATAACCTCCTATAATCCATTTTCCGTCTTTTGTTTTTTGTTTATAACCACTTTTAACAATATCAGACGAATCTTTAATTACAGAATGTTTAAAGTTATTATGCTGTGCATTTAAACCTTTTTTTACTTTATCAAAGAACGAATCTGCAGTAACTTGTAATCCTGCAGCTATTCCAACCTCATTATAAGGATAGAATGTATATTCATGACCACATAGGGCGGAGTTCATATAACTAAAACCTTTATCTCTGGCTTTTATTACAATCATTCCTTTTTGTTCATCTTTGCATTGCTCAAATAAATCAAAGTATAGCTTATCTAAATCTCTATACCACGGAGCAATCAAAGTTTTTCTATTACCCATGTCCTCACCACTATTACCTAAAATTCTATAAAAATTTAAATAGTAATAATGTTTTCCTGTTATTTTGTCCAATCCTTTTGGCTTATAGCCGTGCATACATCTGTGTATCTGTTCCTCCCAATATTCTTGAAAAGTAACAGATTCTGGGTCCAAATCAGGTATCCCCTGAAATACAACAGGAGAATATTTTTTTATATTTTTTGACATTAAATATTATTTTTAATATTTAACTGCTGCTCCAAATAGCTCATTTTTGCTTCCCCTTTTATTTTTTTTCTCTCGCCTCTTCTTTCTATGGCATCTAATAGTTTTTGTCTAGTATTCAAGACTTTTTCTATGCCTATCATTATTTTCTGCATGCTTTCTGCATTATCTTCTGTTATTGTAACAGTACGCATAAGTCTAGTATACTCATCAATTTTTTCATTAAATGCTATTAATTGTGCATCTAATGGGTCAAATTGCAACTCTTTATACTTAGATATTGCATTAGCTATACTTTGACTCTTAATACCTTTCCATTCAAACTTATCAAACACAGCCTTACTTACTGATTTTACTCTTTCTCTTTCTACAAAGTGTCTATATGGAGAGTCATAGTCACAAACTAATGCCACCCAAAGTATTCCCTTCAATCCATGTTCTTCAACTACCTGTCTAAACTCTTCTATCGCATACAAACTATCGTCTGTTTCTACTGCTTGCCCCCGCTTATCTATATTTAGTAAATACATACTATGTTGTTGTGTTCAACGCTATAAATACTTCTAATTTACAAGCAGAGCTATTTGCTAAAGCTGTAATGGTTTCTATATCTATTTGTGTTGCACTTGAATCGTGAGCACTATCGCTTGTAAAAAACTGTGGATGTTCTGTTGCTGTATTTGATATAGGTAATATAAAGCTTCTACCTGCATCTAATCTAAAAGCAGCTACAGAAGCAGTGGAGCTTTCTTTTTCTATACCTATTGTAATAAAATTAGTAGAATCTAAATTAGTAAGTCTTACGTACTCTACATCATCTTGGTCTAAGGTAGATATGCCTGTTGCGGCTGAAGCAAATGTAACTATATTTATTTCACTAGTTGGGCACTCTACTATAGTTTTTAAAACTTGTGTGATAGATGATATAGTTTTTATTTTTGTTGAATCAAAAGTTTGACCATCTAGTGTTAATGTTTCTATTATTGTTGATGTTAATGTAGCCATATATTAAAAATTTGTTACCGTACTTGCAATAAAAACTTCCACCCTTCCAATGCTTCTAGCAGAATAAACTTTTACCTCATCTACATCATTTAATGATTTTATTTCAGTTGTTGTAATATCAGCAGCGTCATCAGCAAGAGCTGCTAAATTATGTGAATATAAATAATAAGATTCTGTTGGTTGTATTTCGTAAGCCCAGTGATTTTCACCTTCTGCAATAATATTTATTACTAAAGGTTCTTTTCCAAGGTTAGTAATTCTTACATATTTTACCGATGAGTCATCTTGAACTGCTCCATTTAAACCAGTTAAATCTGTTGTATACAAACTTGTTAATGCTTGTTGAGAAACAGTAAATGTTCTTGCATAGGTATCTGCTATGTTTTCAAATGTCATTGTTCTAGTAGAACCTTGTTGCCTTCCATCTAAAACAATATCTTCTGTGTGTGTAACTCTAAGTGTTGCCATTATTTTTTTTTATTTTAAATTTTAATTTCCATACACCATGTTCTATATAAGTGTATTTATCTACTTCGTATTTTCCAGTGTCATAATTTAAGTATGTATCCACTCCATTATATACACCTCCCCCTACATAACTTATTATTTTTTTAGTTATTACATAACCTAAATTAACAAGTTCTAGTGCTATTTTTTCTTCTTTCTTTACTATTGATTCAAACTCCTTAAAAAATGTGTTATGATACAAGTTCCCTCTTAAGGTTTTATGAACCTGACCATACTTAGTTTTTTTCATTAGCATATGTCAAAGATATGAAATTTTGATAACATGTTAATTTATATTTTTAGCAATAGATGTTATAACTTTATTAACACTAACAAATATAGAATTTTTTTTTCCCAAATATGTGTTGCCTATCTCTGTGTTAGACCTATTGTTTGGGTTAGAAAATTGGGCTAAAATTAAATTTAAAACCTCTAAAGTTTTTTGTTCAGGCGTGTTAATTCTAACTTCATCTATTAAATCGTTGTTTCTTTTAAAAAACAAAGACAGTATAGTGTTAGAGTATAAAGATGCGCCTATATAGCAATCTATTGGGTATGAATACATTTCAAGTGTTTTGTTTAAGTTTCTTGAAACAAAAACTTCTGCTTGTGATAATTTATTTTGTTCAAACAAATCTTCACCTATAGCTGTATTAGAAACTACTCTAGCAGTAGCTACCGAAGAAACGGCTCCTATTTTTGTCTTTTTTATTAAAATATATTTCGTCACCTACCTTTATATCTAAAGTTGCAAAATCTATATATTTATCATCAGAAGAGTCATAGTATTGAACTAAGTCTGTAGCAGATGAATTTGCAAATGGAGCTAGTTTACCTAACTGCTCTATGTGTCCTTTAACTGTAAATGTTACGTTATATCTCATTTAACTACTATTTTAGTAAAAGCCCCCACTGCTGTTACACTACCTACAGCATAAAAAGTATCTATATCAGAAAACTTTATTGTGTTTTCAGGATAAGTGTTAAATATTTCAGAAATACTTTCTAATACTATATCACCCCTGCTATTATCTACTGTTAGTGGTATTTTATAAGACAAAGGCGCTTTTTCAAAATATAAATCTACCACTGTAGCTGAAGTCACTTTTCCTCCTATAAAACTTTTTACTGGTAACAACAACATATCTGTTGTGCTATTAACAAATAAAACATATTTTTCCATTGTACAAAGATAATAAAAAAAAAGAGGGCCAGAATGACCCCCTAATCACATGATAATTTAAACATTTAGAAAAGAATACTCAAAGATAAGAATTATTTTTTTTATCGTTTTCCGCCAAAATATTCCTTTGCGAATCCCTCTTTTACTAATGTTTCATTTACACTAATATACTCATTTTCTTTTTTTATAAAAAGCTCACCCAAGACTCTGCCATATTTTCCTTTTCCATGAGACTTCATTATAATATCATCATTATCTACTATTTCAGTGAGTCTTTCTTTTGAGGCAAGGCCCCTAGCTTTTTCTTCTAAATCCCTAGTCCTGCTTTCAGGCGCATTAATACCATACATCCTTATTCTTCTTTTAATATGAGTGTTAAAACCCAAGTCTATCATTACATCTATTGTGTCCCCATCAACTATCCTGTCAATCTTTACACCATAATTATATTTTTCCATATCATAAGTTTATGTCGTTTGGCGCCTCGTCTATAATGTGTTGTTTCCACCAAACGCGCAAGCGTTTAAAAATTTTTTGTAATACACCCATTATGCTAAATTTGGAGCTATTACTACAGTACCACCATGTATTTCATCACTACTTCCGTCTGATGTTACCCTTATCATTAAATAATTAGTATTACCGCCTACAAATGTAGTAGCTAAAGTACATTCGCTTTCTATAGAAGTAGCCCCTGTTCCTATATCAATAATTGTATTAGATGTAATAAGAGCACTATATACATAAAAGTCTTGACCCGTGTCACTACCATATATTGTTACAGCCGTTGCTTTATATCCTGCTGGTATAGACACACTAGCGTACATATCATTTGCCCCATCGCTAATTAAAAACAAATCATTACTGCCTATATTAGAATCATCAATCATTACTGGCCTACCATTATCAGCGGCTGAAAAATCGCTTGGTAATATTTTTACTAAAGCATCATAACCATTCCATCCAGTTCTCCATGAATAACTTTGAGAGTCTGTATGTGCTGCAGCTGTTATACTTGCGTCTATGTATATACTATTCTCGTCATCTGCTACTACAATCATAGCATTTTCTGATGTTAGTATTGCGTCATATATTGCACTTAAAGCTTTTTTGTGACTATTTGAACTTACAGTTAAATCTATTATATAAGACGTAGTATTAGGCAAAGCACTAGCTCTTCTTGAGTTTTCAAAAAACAATCTTAAGTTAGTGTCACTTGTAGGAAAACCTCCTAGGAAAGCGTCCACAGTAAACATTTTGTGTGTATTGGCGGCTGTGTTAAAATATAAATATCTCATGTTTCGTCTATTGATATTAATACAACTGATGTTATCTCGCTACTTGCTTTATCTCCAGTTACAGCATCAAATATTGTAACTATAGACTCTTCACCATTATCTACTGCGTTGGCTATATCTTGTAGAACTGTTTTTGCCCTTCCAGTAGTTATAGTTAAAGCTACAGCGTTTGGAGCTACATCATATTCTTCTGGGTTCTCTACTAAACCCTTAAAGTACATTGTAACTATAGAAGAAGAACCTACCATATAAAAAATTTTGTTTACAGGAACTATTAACGAATTGTCATTATCGTCGTCATCTGTAAGGGTGGCGCTCTTTCTAAAGTAAAAACTTTTATTCATACAGCAAAGCTACGAAAAAAAAATTTTTTTATATTTTTGAGTGGATGAACGTTTATATCACATAGCCCCTACGGTGCTAATAATTTAGAGCACCCCCTGCTACTTTCTACTCTGACTTTCTACACAGCTATTTTGTTGTTGTATAATGTATTGTAATTAAACAGAATCAGACAGTATCTTTAGATGTTTAAG